TTTATTTAAAACAGCGTTTTACAAAAATATGAGCAATTCAAAGAGAGAAGATTTCGGCTACTTAGGTAAGGATTTCCAAGTTAGATTATTATTCCAAATACTCACAGATAGAAAGTTTGCGGATAGTATAATGGACATCATGGATGCCAATTACTTCGAAGATGAATTCTTTAGAAAAATAGCCATAACCGTAAAAAGTGCTTATGAGAAACATGAGACCGTACCAGACATGAGTAGTTTGGAAATGCGTCTTATGGATGGTGCGAAAGATGATATTCAAAGAGATTTTATTATTAGACAGCTTAGACACGTTAAAGATGCTAAGGCAAATGATACATTTTGGGTTCAAGAAAGAGCACTTAAATTCTGTAAGCAACAAGAGTTAAAAAAATCTGTTAAAGAAATCCAAGAAATAATCGAAAAGGGGGATATTGACGATTATGACAAATGTGAAGAAATTCTTAAAAGAGCCTTAGAAACTGGTGATGGTAAGGATGACGGAATAGATGTCTTTCATGATATGGATAGTGTGTTAGCCGATGACTTTAGAAAACCAATTCCAACTGGTATCAAAGGTCTTGATGATTGTATGGACGGTGGCTTATCAAAGGGTGAGTTAGCTGTAATACTTGCACCATTCGGTGTTGGTAAGACAACTATGATTACCAAGATAGCGAATACCGCTAAGAATGAGGGATTAAACGTACTTCAAATATTTTTTGAAGATAACCCTAAAGTTATACAAAGAAAACACATTTCTTGTTGGACTGGTTTTGATTTAAATGACTTAAGATTCAAAAGAGAAGAAATTGATGAAAGAGTTGAAATCGAATCAGCAAAGAAAGGTCAACTTAAATTGAAAAAATTCCCTAGTGATGGTACAACAATACCGCATATCAAACAATACATTAGAAAACAAATAGCAAAGGGCTTCAGACCAGATATTATTTTGGTAGATTACATTGACTGTATTGTATCCACAAAAGCGTTTAAGGATAGCTGGGATGCGGAAGGAAATGTTATGAGACAATTTGAAACCATGTTATCAGAAATGGATATGGCTGGATGGACAGCAGTTCAAGGTAACAGAAGTTCAATTGGGGCTGAGACAGTAGATTCTACCATGATTGGTGGTTCTATTAAGAAAGGACAAATTGGTCACTTCATTGTTTCGATAGCTAAGACTTTAGACCAAAAAGAAAGTGGACATGCAAATATTGCAATTCTTAAATCTAGATTTGGTAAGGATGGTATTATCTTTAATGATGCAATCTTCCATAACGGTAGAATTCAAATTGAAATCGTTGAGGATAATGGTGGTAAAACATTCATGGAAGCGAAGCAAGACAAGGACAGTAACAGTCAAAAGAGAGTTAATGGATTATTAGATGCTGCTAAAGCCAGACAACAGGCACTTGAAGAAGAAGCAGATGGTACTAACATTTAATGCGGTATTGGAAACCTAATACAAATTAAATTAATAAAAACAATGTCAAAATTATTTACAAATAGAGTGGAATATAAACCATTCGAATATCCAGAATATCATAATGATGGATGGTTACCACAACAACAAGCCCATTGGTTATATACCGAAATTGCAATGCAAGGTGATATAAAGGATTGGAATGAAAACCTCCAACCACATGAAAAGAACTTAGTTGGAAATATCCTTTTAGGTTTCGCACAAACAGAGTGTGTTGTCCAAGACTATTGGACTGGAATGGTAACTAAATGGTTTCCGAAACACGAAATTAAGAAGATGGCCATTACGTTTGGTAACTTCGAAACAATACATGCAGAAGCATACTCTTACCTAAACGAAACATTAGGACTTGAGGACTTTAAAGCATTCTTACATGAGCCAGCAACCGCTGCTAAGTTTGAATTTTTAATGGAAACTAAAAATGATTATACCTATAAAGACCTTGCCAAATCAGAAGTGGCTAGGATAGATGTTGCTAAATCATTAGCAATCTTTTCAGCATTCGCTGAAGGTGTATCTCTTTATAGTTCATTTGCGGTCCTTTATAGCTTCCAAATGAGAAATATGTTAAAAGGGGTTGGTCAACAAATGAAATGGTCTGTAAGGGACGAATCATTGCATTCTAAGATGGGTTGTCAACTATTCAGACATATGTGTGCTGAGTATCCGACACTAAAAAGAGCAGTTAAGGGTGAAGTTGAAGAAGCTGCAAGACTAATTGTTAAGATGGAGTCTGAATTTATTGATAAGATGTTTGAGCAAGGTGATTTAGCTAATTTAAAATCAGTTGACCTTAAAGAATTTATCAAAGTTAGAACAAACGAGAAGTTAAGAGAACTGGGTTATGATAATATATTTGAGGTTAACGCTGAAATGGCATCTGAATTAGATTGGTTCTATCATTTAACTGGTGGACATACACATACTGATTTTTTCGCTATTAGAAGTACTGATTACTCTAAGGCTGGTGAAGATGATAACTGGAATGATATATTTTAAAGAAAGATAATGGAAAAAACAAAATACGAAGAAGTAAATACTAGAGAAATTAGTAGATTACTTACCGAATTAGGATGGGAAAAAGGAGTTGATATTCCAGAATGGGGATGTACCGAGGTTTACTTAAAAACTATCTCAAGAGGATACCTATTAGAGGGTGAAACCCCTAAAGACGCATATTGGAGAGTATCTACAACTGTAGCTAGAAGATTAAAGAAACCAGCATTGGCCTCTAAATTCTTTGATTACATCTGGAGAGGTTGGTTAAACCTTGCATCACCAGTATTGGCTAACACTGGAACGGAAAGAGGACTACCAATTTCATGTTTCGGAGTTGATGTAGCCGATTCAATTAATGATATTGGTCAAAAGAACTTAGAGATGATGCTTTTAGCGAAGCATGGTGGTGGTGTTGGTATTGGTATAAATCAAATTAGACCAGCGGGTGCTAACATAACAAATAATGGTACATCTGACGGTGTGGTTCCATTCTGTAAGATGTATGACTCAACAATACTAGCAACTAATCAAGGTGCTGTAAGAAGAGGTGCCGCATCAGTTAACTTGAATATCGAACATAATGATTTCTGGGAATGGTTAGAGATTAGAGAACCAAAGGGTGATGTAAACAGACAATGTTTAAACCTTCACCAGTGCGCTGTAGTTTCAGATAAGTTCATGAGAAAGGTTGAGAACGGTGATGAGGAAGCAAGAAGAAGATGGACTGCTGTACTTAAGAAAAGAAGACAAAGTGGTGAACCATATATTATGTTCAAGGGTAATGTTAATAAACAAAACCCACCAGCATATAAAGAAAATAGACTTAAGGTCTTCATGACAAATATTTGTTCTGAGATAGTACTTCACACAGATGAGAATCATTCATTTGTTTGTTGTTTATCATCTCTTAACTTAGCTAAGTATGATGAGTGGTGTGATACTGATTTGGTTTACACTGCCACATGGTTTTTAGATGGTGTATTAGAAGAGTTTATCCAAAAGGCTAAGAACATGAAAGGATTTGAAAATTCTATCCGTTCTGCTGAGAAAGGTAGAGCACTTGGATTAGGAGCGTTAGGATGGCATTCATACCTACAAGAGAAAGGAATACCTTTTGAAGGTCTTTTAGCACAGTTTGAAACTAGAAAGATATTCACTCAGATGAAATTAGAATCTGAAAGAGCGAGTAAAGATATGGGTGAGGAATACGGTGAACCACTTTGGTGTGTTGGAACTGGACAGAGAAATACTCACACAATGGCTATTGCTCCAACAGTATCAAACTCTAAATTGGCTGGTAACTGGTCAGCTGGTATTGAACCATGGCCAGCTAACGTTTGGACTGACCAATCAGCTAAGGGTACATTCATCAGAAAGAATAGGTCACTTGTTAAGTACCTTAAGAAGATGAAAATGGATAATAAGGAAACTTGGGATAAAATACTGGCTGACGGTGGTTCAGTTCAAGATTTAGATTTCTTAGAGAATTGGTGTTTCATTGAGGGTAAATTGAAAAATTGTGCCGAATTAGATGAAACGGTTGATACTACACTAGCGATTGATTTTAAAGATGTCTTCAAGACTTTCAAAGAAATAAATCAATTGGATTTGGTTAAACAAGCTGGTATTAGACAACAATATGTTGACCAATCTGTATCACTTAATCTTGCATTCCCAAAAGAAGCAACACCTAAGTGGATAAATCAAGTACATTTTGAAGCATGGAAGCAAGGGGTTAAGACTCTTTACTACATGAGAACTGAATCCGTACTAAGAGGTGATATCGCAGCATCTGCAATGGATGAGTGCATCAGTTGCGATGGATAATCCAAAATAAAGATAAAGAATATTTAAGGCTCATCGAAAGATGGGCCTTTTTTATTTACACTATTTAGTTCTTAAAAATATTTATTATAGTATTTATGTAATAAAGACAGTAATTATGGCTGATGGAAAATATATAAACATTAATTTCCCCTTTCGAGATAGTGCAAAGGGATTCTTCTTAGATTTAAACAATAATGATAGTGGCGCAATTAAGGCTGACCTAATGCATTTAATTTTAACTAGGAAAGGTGAGCGTTTATATATGCCAGATTTCGGTACGAACTTATTACAATTCATATTCAACCAAAATGACAGTACAACCCAATCAGAAATAAAAGACGAGATAAGTCAAGTTGTTAGTAAATACTTACCTAAACTTAAGGTAACTGGAGTTATTGTTGAACAGACTACTAATAGTGAATATGCTGCAACAGTTAGAGTTGATTATACTGTAACTGACGATGTATTTGAAGCAACTGATTTTATTATAATTAATATTTAAACCATGGCTAAAAAGATAAATTATTCATCAAGAAACTTCTCCGATATTAGAACGGAGTTAATACAATTTGTAAGACAATATTACCCAGACATCTTTAATGATTTCAATGATGCCTCTGTAGGTATGATGTTATTAGAATTAAATGCAGCTGTTGGTGATATGCTTTCTTTTAATACTGATAAAACATTTCAAGAAACACAAATTCAATTTGCACAAGAAAGAAAGTCTATCCTATCCATGGCTAGAACGTTTGGTTTAAAGGTACCAGGTAAGAGACCATCAGTTACCATTGTAGATTTCACTGTAACAGTTCCTGTAAATGGTGATACATTTGATATTAGTTATGCTCCAGTTATTAGACAAGGTAGTCAAGTGTCTGGTGCTGGGAAGGTGTTTGAAAACCTTGCAGATATTGATTTTTCAGACCCATTTACAGTTGGTGGGATTCCAAACAGACTAATTATACCAACGATTGATTCAAATGGTAATATTATAAATTATAAATTAACTAAAAGAGAAATGGTAACCAATGGGGTTACTAAGATATTTAAAAGAACAATTTCTGGGGCTGATTCTAAGCCGTTCTTAGAGGTTATTCTTCCAGATAATGATGTTACATCTATTTCTCAAGTTATTCTATTAGAAGGTACCAATTACACTAAATCACCCACATTAGACCAATATTTAGATACAGATTTACAATGGTATGAAATGGATTCGTTGGCTGAAGATAAGGTATTTGTTGGTGATGACTCTAAAGTATCGGATAATTCTGGTGTAACACCAGGTAAATTTATTACCGTAGACAAGCGTTTCATAAGAGAGTATACGGATTTAGGGTTTACAAAACTTATTTTTGGTGGTGGTTCTGAAGATATCTCAGCATTATGTGAATTTGATACGAATAAATCATTAGTGACAAAAATTGGTGATTTTATCAACAATACTTCATTGGGTGTTACATTACCTCCAGATAATACAATGTATGTTAGATATAGAGTTGGTGGTGGTAGTGAGACAAATCTTGGTCCGAACACAATAACTGGTAAGGGCACAATCAATATGACCGTTACAGGTTCTGACCCAATTATTAATAATAATGTTTTACAATCACTTAGAGTAAATAATCCAATTCCAGCATTAGGTGGTAAAAACGAACCATCGGTTGAAGAATTAAGGAATCTTGTTAGATATAACTTTTCAGCACAAAATAGATGTGTTACACTTAAGGATTACCAATCTAGGATTGCTTTAATGCCTGGTGAATATGGTGTTCCGTTTAGGGCTGGTGTTTTTGAAGAACAAAATAAAATCAAGGTTTATATTTTAGGGTTAGATAGTAGTAATAAATTATCTAATTCATCAACAAGCACACTTAGAGATAATATTGCAACTTATTTAGCTGATTATAGAATGATTAATGATTACGTTGAGGTTTCAAATGGTAGAGTAGTAAATCTTAGCTTCGAAATTGATGTTTTCATTGAGAAACAATTTCCACAATCACAAATAATGGCTGAGATTATCACACAAGTAACTGATTATATGGATGTCAATAAATTTGATATGGGTGATAATATTTACTTGGCGGCATTAATGGAAACAATTAATAATGTTAAAGGTGTCCTTAACGTTATCGATATGAGAGTGTTTAATAAAATTGGTGGTGGTAAATATTCCATGAATGAAATTGCACAACCATATTTAGATGAAGAAACAAGGGAAGTTGATTTATTAGGTCAATTTACACTATTTGGTCAATCAACTTCAATGTTTGAAGTTAAATACCCTAATAAGGATATTTTAGTTAGGGTTAAGACAGTATAACCATTTCCTTTAATGATTAAAATCATTATATTAGAGTTATAAAAATTAAAAAACTATAGAAATGAGTTGTAACAATTGTAAAAGTAAGGATAATGATGGGGTTGAAGAAAATCTCTTAAGTGTATTTAAAAGAAATCCCAATAAAAGAGAGACGGAACCAACAACAAAGGACTTCGGTTTCCAACTATTTAATATTTCAGTAAGATTATTGATATTTGCAATATCCTTACTTGCAACACCATTAATAATGGTGTTTGTCGTTTATTTACTATTCAAAACAATAATACTTAATAATGGGCAAATTGACTTAATGCCAGTACTACTTAAAGCGGCAAAGGGTTTTGGAATTGGTAAGAAAAAAGTAGAGGAAGAACACCCAGAGGATTATGAGGATTTAAATTCTGGTAACCCAGAGGAATATGAAATAGATGAAAGAGTAGATAAGGTAGAATTATAAATGTCAAAAACAGTTAGAATAAGAACAACGCCAAATGGGAACGATTCATATCTTAAAGTAAAGGTAGAACAAGATTTCGATTTCATTGAGATATTATCTTTAAAGATATCTCAAGAAGAAGCGTATGCTCGTTTTTGTTCTGACTATGGTGTTGTTGTTGGTCGTGTTATCGTTAACAACGGATTTGGGGTCCAAAACGCAAAGGTATCTATTTTTGTTCCACTGACTGATGAAGACGAGGAAGATACAGAAATTGCTGGTCTTTACCCGTTTAAAAATATTGACGACAAGGATAGCGAAGGGATAAGATATAATCTATTACAGGTTGACCCTAATTCACAAGAAGCTTGTTTTACCCCAATAGGAACATTCCCATCTAAGCGAGAGGTTATCGATAATGATACGGTTCTTGAGGTTTTCGATAAGTATTACAAGTTCACTACAACAACTAATTCTGCTGGTGACTTCATGTTATTCGGTGTTCCAACTGGAAACCATATACTTAATGTTGATGTTGACCTTTCAGATATTGGGGTGGCATCACAAAGACCTTATGATTATATTTCAGAGGGTGAATCACCTAAAAGATTCGAAAGTCCCACTAAATTCAAAGCAGATAAAGATTTAGATAAATTAATTCAAGTAAAATCATTTAAGAAAGGTGTAAATGTACAACCATTCTGGGGTGATAAAGAACAATGTGATATTGGTATTAGTAGGGTTGATGTTGACATTAAAAAGAAAATTGTACCTTCGGCTATCTTTATGGGTAGTATGTTTGCCGATTCAGAAAAGAATTCAATCAATAAGAATTGTAGACCTAGAAAGGACTTCGGTAGGTTATGTGAAACAGATACTGGAGAAGGTAGTGTAGAAATGATTAGAAAGACCATGGATGGTAAGATTGAAAGATTTGACATTGATGGTGGTAGGGTTGTAAATGAATTCGGTAGTTGGGCTTATCAGATTCCAATGAACTTAGATTCTGTAGTTACGGATGAGTTCGGTAATTTAGTTCCATCTGAAGACCCAGAGAAGGGTATCACAACAAGGGCTAGAGTTAGATTCAGAATTGGTAAAGATGTTACTGGTGATGAGGGTAGACTTAGAACTACAGCAAATTATTTAGTACCACATAATCCAGACCCATCAAGTGGGGTTGGTGTTGATTATAACTTTGATGAGAATACTTCTGATGAGCACTTTAGAGATTTCCATTGGAATAAGATATATTCAGTATCTAACTTTATACCTAGAGTACAAACAACATGTGTTGGAAAATGTGCGGATAATAGGAATATGACTGGTATTAAAGATGTTGATGATTGTAGTGGACTTAAAAACCCATTCCCTTACAACAGAGTAGATACTGACTTTAACCCATTATTTTTAATTCTTTGTACGATAATGAGTATTATAACACTCATAGTATACTTAATTAATACAACCGTTATTGGATTTATAAATGTTGTTATTAATATTATCAACACAGTACTTAAGGTTATTTGTCAAACTATTTTTGGTTTAGGTAAATTTGTGTGTAATGTAATACATCCAATATCAGAAGAAAAAAAAAATGAGTGTAAGTCGAAGGCTTGTATGACATCTGGTGATGGTGGTTGGTCAGAAGACTCGCCAGATTATTGTGAATGTGCAAGCATTATACCTTACGTACCATGTATTACGATTTCATGCTCTGAGCAGATTTTTGCACCAGGTTGTAATTGTAAGGACGTTAATAACACAAATGCAACGGTAGGTTCTGGTGATAACGACCCAGATGGTATTGGAATAACTAAATTAGGTTGTTGGCAAGCAAGAGTAAATACAACCAACCCTAAAAATATACAACACTGGAGTGGGTTATTATCAGGTTCTAATAACTGTGGTCATGTTGGGCATGATACACCTGGTGCTGGCCTTACCGATTGTTTATCAATACAGTTAGCTGAAGCATTAAACATGTTCGAATTTGATTTCTATAATGATTGGGTAAATGGAACATTATATACCTATCAATTAAAATATAAGAAGAGAAAACGAGGTAAGGTTAAATTCTGTGATACTGATTGCGACTCTGCGGATTCAGATAATGGGTGTGATAAGAGTTGGTTTGTTGATACTTGTGTTAACTGTGCTACAAACAGAGGTTCAATCAAAGAAGTAACCAAAAAGGCCATAGACGAGGGATTCATTAAACGAGTTGTTAAGAAATTTCCAAATGGTTTAGAACAAGAAACATTATATTATACACCATACTCAACTAAGGTGGGTAAAAAACTATTTGCAACTGAGTTGGTACACCTAGGTTCCATATTTGATTGTGATTGGCAAGGGATTCCAAAAATTCAATCATTTTTACTTACTACAACATATAAGAGACCACCATATATTGATGAGTATTGGATTGATGCTGGAGGCAATAATACAACCACTAAAACAGCATGTGGTATGACCTCAACGGGTGGCTCTGGTGAGTCTGGACTATTCTTTGATATCGATTGTATTGGTTTGAAGGTTAGTCAAGTAAATGGTCTTGCTAGATGTGATAACTTTAAAAGAGTTTGTGAATGGGGGATGAATATAGATGAGGCACAGTTAGATTCTAACAATGTCCCTATTGGGTTATCTGATTGTTATTTAAATGATAATGATTTAGATGAAACGTATGGTCAAAGACTTAGAGATATATTTTATCAGTTAAATATTAATGATGGTGCAACTAAATTGAATTCATGGCCATCTGGTGCCAATGGCTTACCAGCTGGTATTGACACTGGCTTCGGAACTGGCGTTGGTCTCACCACATTGGGTACGGAATATGAAGAATTTAGGGGTGATGATTCCCCAAGTTCATATGCCACTCAGACAGTCCCAGATGCTGTTTTTGGTGCTGGTTACACACAACCTAAGAATTCGTTTTACTTTTACTTCGGTACAATACCAGGACAATCGGCTATTGATTTAATGAATAGAAAGTTTTTCACTACTTGTGAAGTGGTACAAAAAAATGACTTTACCATTAGTGGTATTGTTGACCATGTGGAAACACCTAACGCTTGTGATGGTGAGATTAATGTTACAGTGGTCGGTGGTACCGCACCATATACATATAATTGGATAGGACCACTTGGTTATACAAACACCCAAGTATCCCCATTAAGTGGTGACATTGCTGGACTTTGTGCTGGTCAATATACTGTAACGGTTACTGATGATACTGGTGGTTCATCCACAACCACATTCACTGTTAGTCAACCAACAGCATTTAACTGTGGTGTAACATCAACTAACGCAATCACCAACGGGTCTACTGGTACAATAACAATTACTGCTGGTGGTGGTGTACCACCATACTCATATACTATTAATGCTTCGGCACCAGTATTAATGGTTGGTGCCACACAAACGATTAATAAAGTAGCTGGAACATATAATATAGTAGTTACAGATAGTACTGGTGCTAGTTGTTCACCAGCTGCGGTTACTATTACGGAACCACCATCATTATCAATAGCTGGTTTAACAACATGGACCGATACAAGTTGTGGGTCTAATAATGGTACTTTAAATATGGCTTTAAGTAGTAGTATTGGTGGTACTACACCATATATTATATCGATAACAGGACCAGGTGGTTTTTCATCCACTATGACCAATCTAACTGGGTTAGCTAGTGGTACGTATAATATTTCGGTAACCGATAGTGGTTTACCAACACCACAAGTTGCTACAGATACTATAGTTATAGCACCAAGTGTCAATACTAGTATGACGTATAATAATGCATTCTTTTGTTGGTTAAATCCAGATGCGTTTTCACAATCAATTATACCTTCATTTAGTGTTGCTGGTAATGGTGGATTTACTATTGTTGCAACACCATTAGATGCTTCAGATAACCCAACAACACCAATTATAACACAATCGTTTCCAGCTGGAATAATATTATTAACCATGGGCGGTGGTGGAGGTATATTTAAAGATGTTAGATATAACTTCAAATTAACGGACAGTGATGGTTGTGTTGCTACTGCATTTGCCGATTTTAGACCAGGAGAGGGACGTGTTCCAAGTTCACCTTTACATGCAAACGCATGGCAATCAATTACTACAGATAGTGGTACTCAAACTGGTCAAGTTAAAGCATCCGCAAGTGGTGGTTGGACACCACATACCTACCAATGGTACGTAGGTGCAACACCAACAGCTTACACATCGGCAACACTTAATCTTTCATCTGCACAATTTGGTAGTACATGGACATGTAAAATAACTGACAGCAAAGGCTGCTCTAAATTCACTAACGGTGTAGTTATAGTATAATGGACGATAGAAGCAAACATAGATTAGGTAGTGAAACCTTTCAAGGTTCAAATAACGTAGATAGTTATATGAAAATTGAACTCAAGAATAATGAGACGACATTACCATTCGGTGATATCAATCATGTTGTTGATGTTGGTGAACGATTTAATAAAGAAAGGCAAGAGTCTCCTTTTTACAGAGTTGTAACAACTATACGTCCTTTAATTAGTAATGTTTTATTTAACCTAACTGGTCCAGATAGTTGGGATAGTTTTGACACATATGATTTTAGAAATCAAACATATCCACCAATGGGACCTACCGATAATGGTATAACAGATGATGAAGATTTAAGTTTCAAGGAATCGGTAAATAAACACTTACAAGAAATTGATGGTTGGTTTGGATATTTTAATCCAGACCCTTGGGCTGATGGTTTATGTAATTTCATTGATATGGAACCTAAGAGAAGGAGATTTTCATTTAAAGATGATAGGTTTAATTTAGATGTTGACAACAAACCAGTTAGAAATTGGGATATAACTATGACATATCCTAGTAGCAGTGCCGATACAGCGTTAACAACTGGTGGTTTATTAATATTTGATAAGTTAAGTGTTGTGGTTGGTCAAAGAACAATGACAGCTTTAGGGGTGCCAGTATTACACAATCTTAATCAAAGTGAAACGGTTAGAATTACTGGAACCAATCAAGATGGTGATTATACCGTTCAAAGAATTGGTTTAGATAATGGTGATTTACAAGGATATTACTTTGTTATTGATATTGACCCAGTATTATTAATAACTGGTACTAATAGTAGAATGAAGAGGGTTGTTGGTGGGCAAGAAAGTGATTATTATTTCAGAATTTTTGAAAAAATCAAAACTAGGGTTACACCTATAATGGAAAATGACGATTATGAGATTTATCCATTAACATTTGCTAATAACATATACAATGATGGTGTATGTCAAATGATTATTAATGAAGATATTGATGTTAGTGATTTAACCGATAACTTAGGTAGACCGTTATCTGAAATTTACATGACAATAATTAAAACAAGGGCTTATGATAATACTAGTGGTTTTAATGGTTTTACAAATGTTAAATCTGGTATTGAAGTACCTTACTCACCAAACGGTCAAGCAACTACTGGTTTCGATTCCTATAAGGCTAATATTCCAGATATTAGAAGAATCCATGATGGCGGTTTAGCACCAACATTTAGTCATACACCTTTAGAATCTAATGTTACCATTAATGGTAATACATTTTTTGGTGATGTTGTAGAATACAATAAATTTAGAGTTAAAGAAACTATTTTAGCTGAGGTTAATCATAGATTTAACACAGTTAATAGGGTTGGTCTTGGTAGTGCTGTAGCAAGTGGGGCAAGACAAGAAGGTTATTATTACAAGGCCCACCAAAAATTTACAATAAGAAACTTTTCAACTTACATTGAACAAGGTGACCAATCAACAGGTGGTATTCCAGACTATGCGGAGGATTTAGGAGACGGTAGATGGCTTTGGAGAGACTTCTTGAGTATTGGGTATGATGAGGGACAAGAAGACCCTGTAAACTACCCATTTTTAAATGGTGCACATTATTTACATAAGAATTTATGTTTCACAGTTAAGAGACAAGACCCATTTGGGTTCTTTGGTTTGTATTATTCACAAATAAATTCTTCTGACCCAGCTGGAGATTCAATGACTGATAAATTTACAACTAATTCCTCTCAAGATGTCTGCTAAATATAAAATAAGATTATCGGAATTAAGTGGAATTACTGACACGTATCTTAATATCCCAGTTAACCTAATACCACAGATTACTGACCAATCAGAATTGGTGGATAGGGAATTTGTTGATATTGAGGTTGAAAAATCAATAAACCCAATTCAAGATTATGAAAAGGCTAGATTCACA